GCACATCAACGACTTATTCAACTAACCCAGCAGAGATTGTATTAGATTTGCTTGGTGATGGTTTGGCTATTCCAGATGCTGATATTGATATTGCTTCATTCTATGATGTTAAAACTAAATGTAATACAAACGCTTGGACTTGTAATCTTGCTTTAATTCAACAAGCCAATATTCAATCAACTATTCAAGATGTATTAGCAACTTGTCGTGGTCAGATTGTTCACTCTGAAAACAAGTGGAAGTTAAAAATTGATGCCAAATCACAGACTTCAGTTGCTACATTGACTGATGCTGACATTATTAATAACACGCTTAATATGTCAATGAAAGGCAACCGTGAGATTGCTAATAAGATTATCGTTAAATACATCAATCCAACAGATGAGTGGTTATCGGCTCAAGTAGTTAAAGAAAGTTCTGATCTACAAACGCTTGATGGTCAAACAGTAGAGAAAGTATTAGATATTAAAGGTATTACTAATGCTACTCAAGCGGGTGAATTAGCAGAAATTACTTTAAACACAATGCGTTATACTGAAGATGCTTCTGGAAACCGTTTAAAACAAACGCCTTTAGCAATCTCATTCGCTACATCTATCAAACACGCTAATCTTGAAGTGGGCGATATTATATCAATTGAACACGATTTGTTGGACAGAGTACGCAAGTTTATGATATTATCGCTCGAAACTGACCAGAGCGGATTAATTCAGATAACTGCGAGAGAATACGCAGAAACGCACTATAAAGATACATCTGGTAATTATTTAATTTAGGAGTACATTAATGGCAACGATTGTAACAAGGAGTGGTAAAGGCTCGGCACTAACTCATACTGAGATGGACGCTAACTTTACGAATATTAATACAGAGGTTGGCACTAAAGGTACTGTTAGTAACTTATCCGATTTAAGTATTACAGCAACTGATTCAGAGATTGACGTATTAGATATGTCTGGCTCTGGCTCTACATCTGGACAGATTCTAACATCAACTGGTACTGGTTCAGTTCCAACGTGGCAAGATTCTGCTGCTGGTGGTAAGGTGTTACAAGTTCTTGTTGGCGAAGAATCAACTTCTACAACTATTGCCACTACTACATATACAGATGTAGGTTTATCTGTAACAATAACGCCATCTTCAGCGAGTAGTAAGATATTATTACAATGGAATTCTGAATCTGAATTAGCCAATGTGAGAGGGTATAGCACCCGATTAGTAAGAAACTCAACATCTGTATATACATCATCAACATCACTTTATGATATGTATTCTGGTGTTAGTAATATATATGTAAGAGGAAATTGGATACACTTAGACTCACCTAACACAACATCAGCCATAACTTATAAAATTCAAATGGCAACATACAGTGGAAGTTCTGTGGATTTCAATACGGCAAATTCTTCCACACAAATACTTGCTATGGAAATAGGGGCATAATATGATTACAATATCACAAGCAATTAAATCATTAGATAATAACGCTGAGTTTGCAATCAGAGAAGATGTTATCACTTGGATAACAACACCAATGTCTGATAACGATATAACAGCAGAAATCACACGCTTACAAGCAGAATATGATAGCAAACAATATCAAAGAGATAGAGCAGCAGCATATCCAGCAATTGCCGAGCAATTGGACGATATATACCATAATGGTGTTGCTGGTTGGAAAGCATCAATCAAGGCTGTAAAAGACCAATTCCCTAAAGCATAAGGACTATGAATGGAACTTTCAGACATAGTATTAGTCTTAGTTAGTATTGTATCAACTATTTCAATAGCGGTTATCAAATCAATAATGACTGATATTAAAGAACTTGAACATACAATGAACTCTTGCCAAACATCAATGCCAAAGGAATATGTTTTAAAAGAAGATTATAAAACTGAAATTCGTGAGATTAAGAAGATGCTCGGTAATATATACGATATTATTAGAACAGATAAAAAGTAAATGATTGGCTTATTAACCAACATTCTACCAATTGCTTTAGGCTTCTTTGCGAAGTTATTAGCGATCAAATCTCAAGCATCATCTGATTTACAAAAACTCCAATTAGAAGCACTTGTTGCTCGTAGTCAAGTCATTGACAAGGCAAGAGAGAATGAACGCACAGAATCGCCAATGTCGGCTCTTAATAGGCGTGTTATTATCTTTGTTATACTTGGTATGGTTGTATTCACTCAAATAGCACCAGTTTTATGGAATGTTCAGACTGTTATTCCAACAGTTCGTGAGGGTTTCTCATTGCTTGGTATTCAAATCACACCAGACGAAATAGAATATGTAACGGTCAAAGGTATGTTGAAATTAGACGAAGTGTTTAGTTGGGCAACATTGATCGTTGAAATGTATTTTGGAAGTCAAATAGCAAAAGCAAGATAATGGAAATTAATAAAGAAACTAAATTACCTATCTCAACTATTGTTATGGTGATTGGTCTGCTTGGTGGTGTTATCTTTACTGCTGGTACAGTTATCAACAAAGTTGATTCTATTGAATCTTATAATGATGATTACTTAATGCGGTTGGCTGATGATAATATGAACAAGATTATTGCCTTAGAAATTAAGATGAACTTACTGGTAACGCCACAGATGACTATCGTTCCAAGCAATAAACACGCATCACACGAGTTAGCCAGAGCCAAGTTAGATGCCAGAATTAAATCAATGGAAGCGTGGATTACTCACGAAGAAAAGAAAAAAGAAGAACGCAGATTAGAGGACTTATATGATGATCGTCAAGAAGATAATTATAGGGATTAGCCTATTGTTCACATTAACCGCTTGTACTATTGGCGATACAACAATTAAACGTGGTGGCGATAATACTGGCTTTAAAGATTGGTCAGTAGAGCAGTCATTCAGAATAGGAAAAAGCAATGATAGACAAGATTAGTAAATGTACGATTGTATTCACTATTGGTGTAACGATTAGTTTGGCTTCTATGGCGTTCTTTAATCAAATGATGAATATGCCAAGCAAAGCAATGATGATGGGTAGTACAATGATGCAAGGACAAGATAAGCCTTGCGACTGTAATTGTAAAAAACTTAATTAATCGGGTGCTGATATAACATAATCTTCACCAAGTGGTCTTACTCGGTATTCATCATCCTCAAACCACATAGGGGCAGTATCTCCCATGTCCTCCCAATGTTTAACTTTAGTATCACAGCATAATACTGCTAACTTCTGAATTGGATAACCCTCCGCCCATTGATGTATTAGTGCTGCGTGTTTATGTTGTTGCATTATTCTATCTCCTTTATGTCATCTTTAAGAACAGCCTACTCATAGGGTCGAAGTAATTACGCTCTTTAATCACGTTCCTAACTGCTTTTGGTTGGAATGACATTTTGACGTAACCCTTGCTACTTTTATTAGCAGTATTCCTTGGCTTTTGTGATAGCACATTAATATCTCTAATATTTCTCAATAATCTTGCGTAAATTGTTGAAGTATTAATATCATATTTTTTTGCTATTTGTTGAGCAGTCATTTTAGAGCCATCAGATAATTCAAACTCCTTGCACTTATAAGCCTTGGGTGCTTTTTCATTAAGCACATATTTGGGGCGCATAACCACAGCTATATCGTTTGTTTTACTCAGTCGACAACGACAAGCTGTTTGAGTAATACCTAATTCAAACGCCAGTTGTCTTGCCGTCCAAATGCTTCCATCTGAAAGCTGAAACTCTCGTGCTACCGTTCCCATCAGAACGGCATATCCTCTAACTCAGCACTAGACATTGGCTTTGTTGGTTCGCCTTGTGAAGCGTCTGGCTTCCAGTCATTAACTGCCGCATACCATTTACCACCCTTAGATTCTTTAATATCAATATTAATCCATTCATCATCTTTGGCTCTTAACCAGTTGCCAAGATCAACACGCTTAATGCTAATTGAGCCTTTTACAAAGTCTGGTGCGCCATATCTTGGTGCTTTAACCATTAAACCATCTACGAATTCTATATCTGCCATTTTCTTACTCCTTTTTTATTATTTAATTTGGAACTGCTTACGCCAGTAAATCGCACTTGTTCTTTCTTAATTAACGAGGAAATCTTGAGGAAACAAACCCCGATTAATGACCGTAAGTGAAACGCTACTAATCTAGTGGATACAGCTGATAATATCTATCAACCACTTGTGTCACATCTTCTTGAATAGCAAAGTCTAACATAGTCTTTGCCTTGTCATCTTCACCAGCTTCAAAGTGTTGGTTTAATGTTGCTAGTGCTGCTTCAATTCTTGCCTTGTCAACTACTGGTAAAGCTGTTTTAGCCTTTTTGCCAGATGTTGAATTAGCGTCATCATCTTCTTGAGCAATTCCACACATTCCAGCTAAAGCGTATCTACGAGCATAAGTAATAGATGAACCTACCGCTTGTGCGTCCTTCTTGCCACCAAGGGGCATATTTAATCTTGAACTGATGTACTCGCCAGACTTATGAATAATCGTCGTTTCTACGCCAACGTGACCGTTCATAGCATAAGGCATTTGAATTACTGATAATCCAAACTTAGCGAGTGTTGGTTTTGATATATTAATCACTTCAGCCAAGTCGGCATAAGATGATTTAAAGAATGGGTTCTTAGCGTTCTTCGCTGGGTTAGACATCTCTGACTGTGCCAAGGCAAGTGCTGCGCCAAGTTCTACTATTGATTCTGATTTTTTCATTTGTTTCTCCGTTTTTTGTTTAATTGTTACCTATGATACCATAAATGTTAGTCTATATATATAATCATTGTTATAAGAACCGCCCACCAGATGATGGACAATATTACTAGAATTTTAAAGATTAGTTCCATCTAAAACCCCATTGAGCGTAAACGGTCATTCATTTGCTCTGGTGTTTCTTCATCATCATCCCACTCTTGTATGCCACAATGTTCTTGGCAATCAGAACAAATGTCGGTATCTGAATAAATCATGGCTCCACAACAATCTGATACATCTTCACCAGCATAATCTGAATAATCTGGCTCTTGGTCGTTATGTTCTACTTCTTGGTTATCAACATCAATCATAGTTACACCCCGTAAATGTTAATTAAATAGTTACTTGTTAATAAAATAAAGACAATAGTTCCTAAGAACTTAAAGTGTATTTTTTCATATCTAGTCATTGTAAACACCGCCTTGAATTAAACAGTCTTTTAATTCTTCTTCAAGTTTAAGAATACGTTTAACGTACATTGGAATAATAGTATCTTGATAAATCTTGATGGTTTCTTCTTGGGTTTTTGATATCTTGTTTAATAAGATAATTTCACGCTCTTGCCTTTCCATTTTTGCTAATTGACCTTGTGTCATTTGTGTAACTCCTTTTTTGTTTAAGTTGAGTCAATAATACCACAAATCTTTGGTATGTCAACCAATATATTTTATTTATTTAATTAAAACTAAATTAATTCTTGGTATATAATAGCTATGCCTTTGTTGGTTGATTATCACGGTGGGTTTAGCGGCTCACCATTCAACAAACGAAAAAGGTAACTGATAATTAATTTAACTAAGGAGAATTCTATGGACGAAACCCGTCTTGATATTATCAATAATGACATTGATAACTATCTACCACTACCAGACACCAGAGCATTTACAGAACGTGATGTTATTGGCTCAATGCTAATTAATGGTAGCATCAAAACCAAATACACGGTTTATACCGAAGATTTTAGGCACATTAGACTGCGTGGCTTATATCGTCATTTAATCAATCTATCTGATGAACACGGTTCATTTAAACACGATGAATTACTAACTGATAATTTAGATAATAATAAATATATACTCAATCTAATGAATTGGTGCGTAGATGCTAATATCAATGTTAAATCACGTAGTCTGATTAACCGATGAGTAATAAAGAAAAACCGACTTATTACGCAATCTTAACTGCTGACGTTAGATATTCAACCAAAATAAAAGCCAATGAGAAGCTTCTATTTGCTGAAATAACAGCACTATCTCAAAAGGACGGAACTTGCTGGGCATCAAACAGATACTTTGCCGATTTATATGGTGTTTCAACTGTCGCTGTTAGTGGCTGGATTACTAATTTAGTGAAGCAAGGCTTTGTATCACGGTCAATGACTTACAAAGAGGGTACTAAAGAAATAGATAAGAGGTATATAAGAATTCTTGTAGGGGGTATTAAAGAAAACTTTAAGGGGGGTATTAAAGAAAACTTTAAAGATAACAATACAAGAGTTAATAATATAAAGATAACAAGTGCATTTGATAATTTCTGGAAAGAATACCCAAATAAGGCTAACAAGAAAAAAGCAAAAGTATCGTTTGATAGATTGACTAAAACTAAACAGAAACTAGCAATTAAAGATATAAAGACCAGATTCAATGATATTGATAATGTAAGATATGTTCCCCATGCTACGACTTATATAAACGGTGAAAGATGGGAAGATGAATCAACAACAACAAAAACAGAGGGGGTTAATTTCGTATGAAAAAACTAAAACTTGAGGAATTTAAAAATTACAAGGCTAAAGAACAACGACAATATATCGTACCAGCTTCTGACTTCTTGTCTAAGGCCGAAATATTACTTAATGATGGCATACACCTAACTGGCGATAAAATGCCTTGGGAGAAAACACACGATAAGTTTAGATTTAGAGAGGGTGAATTAACTATCTGGTCTGGAATTAATGGAAACGGTAAATCCCAAGTGATGGGTCAAGTGGCTTTATGGTTAGCAAAGCATACATCGGTTCTAATTGCTTCAATGGAAATGAAAGCTGAAATAACAGTTGCTAGAATGGTTAGACAAGCTGCTGGTTGTGCTAAACCAGAGAAAGGGTTTTACCCAAAATTCAGAGAAAATACTGATGATAACCTTTGGATATACGATCAAACCGACACAGTCGATAGTGAAGATATATTAGCAATGATTGACTGGTCTGCTGAACGCTTGAATATTAAACACATAATGATTGATTCATTAATGATGTGCGGTGTTAATCAAGACGATAACGAGAGCCAAAAGAACTTTGTTGCTCATTTAACGACTAAGGCTAAACAGCACAATATTCACATTCACTTGGTAACTCACGCAAGAAAAGCACCAGTTGGACAAAAGGGTTACTTCCCTGATAAGTTTGATGTTGCTGGTAGTGCTGCTATTACTAATCTAGCATTTAATATCTTAATTTGTCATTTGAATGTTGAAAAGAAAAGAGCAGTTGATAATAATGAACCAACTTCATATACTGACCCAGATGGATTCTTGAGGATTGCTAAACAGCGTAATGGTGAATTTACTGGTAATTTTGGATTCTGGTATCACGCTGATTCTTTACAATGGATTGAAGAATATTCAGATTTACCAATGAATTGGATAAATTGACTTATATTCTTTGGTATAATAACAAATATGAAGATAAAATACATTAGCATTAAAAAAGAGATTCGTAAGCTGGGATTGACACAAAAACAGGTTGCGGATATGATGGAGGTTACTATCCAAACGCTGGAGTACCGCATTAAAAAAGACAAACCAACTATTCATTGGGCAATCTATGGTATTGCTAATTACTATGGTGGGATTGATGATAATCTAATCAAAGAAATGAACGATGCCAGTTAAGCACACGCAAGAAGATTGTAAACAAGCAATGGCTGCTATGAAAGAATTAGTAGAGCAGATTAAACGTATTGATGACCAAGTGGTTAAGAACCACGTATGCGATTCAATTATTCAATTATGCGACCAGCT